TGCAGCTTGTGTCCACTGGATCAAGCCACGCTGGTAATCAATTGTTCCAACCTGGGTACCAGAAGTGTTTTTAAGCAGTCCGCCCTGATCAGTGATCTGCTGGCCAAACAGGTTAAACGAGACACTCGATGGCATGACAGATGAGCCGACATACAGATTCTGAGCGGTACCAATGGTGGTCGAGTAATTTGCAGTAATAGCAGCAGTGTTACCCGGTACCAGCACCATACTTTCCCCGGCTGCGTTTACATCCACAATTGGTGTTTCAGTCTGGGCAGATGGAACCAGCTGGGCAAAGATACTTTCCGCATTTACGGTAAACTCACCGACTTTTGCAGCAGACTTGAGATTGCTGGATGCATAATACTTGCCGGTATCGGCTACGATAGTATCCCGTAGAATCGTTTCGGACTTTTCGCCGCTATACCATTGTCTTGCAGAGAGTCCGACATAATCCTGATCGAGTGGATCATTGATACTGTAGGTGGCAATTTTATATTCAACTTCCTTACCATCGACGACCATCTTAGCAATACGGATCTCAACTTTGGTGATGCGAACATATTGCTCATGCTGCAGAGCCTGGCCTTCTTTTGAGACCAATACCAGTGTACTGCCCACCGAGCTTTCGACTTCACTCAGAAACATCGCCACCTGCAGGGTTTTCATACCGGCATAATGTGTATCCAGTGGACTCCCTGCTGCCTGTCCACCCTTGGCCAGATAGTTTTCAATCCGGTTCTGGGCAGCTTTACGCTCGTCAGTCCAGGATTTAGTACTGAACAGTAAGGCAGAGACATTCGGATCAACTGGATTCTCTGAAATAAACACCGTAGCACCCATGAGCAAGTCGGTATCATGAGTAGTCACTGCCGGAAATATCTTACGCATCGATACATCACCAACGGTGCGGTTTAGCTCAGAGATATCATTAAACAGGTTATTACTCTGGCCATCTTCAATTATCTGGCCAGAGTACTTGCCGCCCCCATCTTCTGTATCGCTCAGGCGCTCGGACTTATAGAGCACCAGATTTTTAGTTTCAATTGCCACTATATAGCTCCCCCACTTCAATAAAGCGTAAAGTCACGTTGTAATAGTCATCGTCAGATACAGATGGAATTCCCTTCACTGGAGCAGCTTCCAAAGCCCCGGCTTCATGGTTAAAAATCACATGAAATTCACGTCTGTCGTGCTGATACTCAAAAGCCAGAATGAATTGTTCAGATAAAGCAGACCAGGCTTGAACCGTGCGTAAATCACGGCGTTTGATCCAGCCCATAGCGTTATCTGCCGGTTGCAGCACAATTGAACGACCTGCTTTTTTACGGCCCTCCTGGATAATTAGAGAACCATCAATAGCCCGACTCTGTTTCTGCTCGATGGGCTTCCATTCAAATTCATCAGACCATAAAAAACCGTCCTCAAGCGGGACGGTTTCTGATGTAGACACTCGTATTAATTTCATTAGCTACTCTTTTTTATCCTTTCCAGTTCAGTCAGGAAATCATTAAAACTGCCCTGATTAGCCTCATCCACAGGAACATTAATTGTGCGGCCATTAATCGAGATCTGGTTGATGACAGTACGTGAAGGCTCAGCAGTTGGAGTGCTGGTTTTAGGATAGCTCACGTCCGGGGCCAGATTGTTTACATTGACTCTGGAACCAGTACTGCCCGACTTGCCTGCATACTCTTCCAGCTTTTCCAGCTGCTCGGCAATGAACATGTAGTTGCCGGTCTGTTTCTGGTTGTCGTATGCAGAAACGCCGTAACGCGCAGCATATTCATGAGAAGCTGAACGGTAATAACCACCTGGACCCTGTTGTGCCGTCTCGAATAGCTCTTTAGCCTTTTGCCGGGCATTACCGCTATATCCCATTTCAGTCAGCTGCTGCTCAATCTCATCAACTGAATAACCGTTTTTAGCCATGACTCCAGTTTTAGAGGCTTTGAGCTTGCCCTGCATGGCAGTAAGCGCTTCTGACCAGGCTTCAGTAGAGGATTTGGCCTCCTCTCTTGCGACTCGGCCAGCTTCACGGTAGCCATCCTTAATACCTCGTGCAGAATTTTCAATCTGGTTATTCGCCTTGACCCATTCCGAAGCCGTCTGAACTACTGCTTTACCAGTATCATCAATCTGCACCTGTAACCCATGACTTGCTGCTTTTGCCTGAACAGCTGCAATCTGGGCCTTATCTCCTGTTGCCAATGCGGCATTTAACATCTGAATATAAGCCTGCTTAATAGCTTCAGCAGTTGCCTGCCCGCTTTTACTTACAACATCAAAGTTCCGTTGAGCACTAATCGCCACATCATTTAATTGCTCTTTGGTTTTGATCCCTAGAGAACTGAATGCGGCCTCTATAGGGTTTAAGGCAGCTGGCAATTGAGCGGCTTTTTTTTCAATCAGGCTCAGGCCGAATGCAGCCTGCTCACCAGTAATCAACCCCTGTTTTTCAAGCGCAATCAGAGAGCTCTTGGCATAGTCCAGTTCGGCACGAGTCTGGGCGGTATCAATTGCTTTATTAAGGTTGGATGCTAGAGCTAATCCAGTATCAATACCTTTTTGCTTGTACTGATCAAGATTACCGAGAATAATCTGAACATCATTACTGGCGGATTGAAATGCAGCTGAGAAACGACCTTGAAGCTGTTCTGTACTTAGACCGGTACGATCTAATGCCGCCTTCATTACAGCTTCAGTTATCTGAGCATTCTTTTCAGCTTCCTTTGACGTTCCTGCAAAAGCAGCTCTGGCATTCGCTTCAAAAACAACCAGGTCCTTACCGTCTAGAGCCTTGCCTAAACTCCCTTGCAATTCTTCGCCCGTAATTTTCCCTTGGTTTTGCAGCAGAATTAAAGCAGTGATTGCGTCATTAATACCTTTGGTCGAATCAAATTTCATAGCCTGAGAGACTTTCTCCAAGGCTTCTTTAGCAGGTTCACCCTTTGCAATTAATCCATCAAACTCTGTAATAAGCTTTTTGGATTGTTCGGTCAGCTGATAGGTTTTATCTTTACTCTTCTCGGCAGCTGCAGCATGTTTTTCCTTGGCCGCAGTACTTGCTTCCTGTTTCTTTCGTGATTCCTCCTCTGCTGCTGCCAGATCGCGTTCCTGCTCGGCCAACGACTTTGTACCTGTTGCCCTCGCTACAGCCCAGTCAATAAAATTAGAACCCTGTCGTAGTAGCCATTCATCAGTTGCCTTAAAACCGTCAATCATCAAATCGCTAGCGATTACGACACCGGCTGCTGCAGCACCATATGCTCCAAACCTGGATAAAACAGAAACCAATCCTGCCTTAAGGCCATTTGTTGCAGCAGTAACCCGCCCAAATACTCCTGCAGCTGCTGTATTTGCGGTTGTGCTTGCATTGGTTGCAGCAGCCAGTTCGGTTTTAGCTACTGCCGTAAGATGGGTAGCACGTGTATTGGCTGTATTTGCACCGGTATTTGCAGTCAGTGCTACGGTTTCTGTAGCGATAGCAACTTGTGCAGCCTTCGCTGCATTGGCTTTTTCCAGAAATACTGCTGCCATTCCAATAGCTTTATAAGCGATGAATGCCTGAGCTGCAGCAGTAAGGGTTGTAATAAGTGCATCAAGGTTTTGAGAAACAAATTTTAAGGCTTGGGCTACCTTGGCACTTGCTCCACTCGCTGCATCTGCTTCACCGATATAAATTGTCCAGGCTGTTTTCAGGTTCTCAATAGAAGCGCCAATCGTAGCTGGGAATTTATTAAACTCGGCAATGATCACTTCACTCTGGCTTAAAATGGCTTTGGTCACTACGGCGGTGGTCAACTGTCCCTGATTAGCCATCTCACGTAATTGGCCAGTAGTCACACCCAATCCGTCAGCCATTGCCTGTGTCAGTCGCGGTGATTGTTCAACCATGGAGTTAAACTCATCACCTCGTAGTACACCTGAACCTAACGCCTGATTAAGCTGGGTAATTGCAGCTTCATTCGCTTCTGCACTACCACCACCCACCTGAATGGCGCGGTTAATAGTTTCAGTCAGTGCTAAAGCCTGCTCTTGCGGCCACTTCATCTCCTGACCAATTTTAGTCAGCCGTGCAAACAGATCACCGGTAGCCACAAGATTAGAATTGGTTTTTATGGCTACATTTGCAACATCATCCATTGCCTGTTTTAAGTTGGCATTATCACCAATCGCAATCTGAATACGGCCAGATAGTGTTTTATACTGATCAGATACCTGTGCAATTTCCATTGCACTTGTACCAATACCCACTGCAGCCAAAACACCGGTTAAAGCATTGAAGCTATTTCTTAGGCCTTCAACCTCACTTGCCGCCCGTTGCCCAAAAGTTTCTGTATCCTTAAGCTCATGGTTTGTCTTTTCCAGAGACTGATCCAGATGATCCACCACTGGTGCTGCTTGCTGGGTCGCCCTCTTAAACTCATTCATTGAGTTTTCAGTCAGGTCCAGAGCCTGCTCCAAGCGTTCAACTTTTTGTTTAGCCTGATTCAGTTCTTCCAGGGAAATATCATGGCTGGCATTTGATAGGGCCTGCCAAGCTAATTTAGCCTCGTTCAGTTCTCTTTCTAAGGCATTAATCGCATTAGAGCCTAATTCACCAATACGCTGAACTTCACGCGTAGATACTGTTGCACCGCTTCCCATTGACTCGATAGCACGAGTTACAGTCTGCGCTTCACCTATTACGCCTGATAGATCTACTGCACTGAACTGCTGTAACTGATTAATGGTCGATTGGGTGGCATTGTCCACGCCACGCATGGCATTTACAGCAACGTCCTGATAGTAATTAAATGCACTGGATGTTTCTTTAATAGCATCTTCAATACTTAGAACACGCTGCTTGGCGATTTCAATATCTTTTAAGGTACCATCCGTACTTTGCAAACGAACCAATTCAGCCTGAGCGGCTTTTAGTGCTGAGTTAAGCTCATTAAGACCTTGCTCACCAATACTCGACATTGAGCGTAGTTCACTAGCACTGATAACCGATTTGTCACCAAGAGCTTCAATTTCCTTGGCCGCTGTAAAGAATTTAGTACCTAATATTTCCGCCA